CTAACACGTACAATCACAGCATCAAGTGTAAGATTAGTCACACCTTTCACCCAAGGCGTATCACTTTTAAGTTCAACACCCACAGCAGTTTCAGATGCAATACTTTCAAAGCCTTCCATATAAGTTTGGTCATTGGTCCCTGATCGAAAATCTAGAGTGACATCTTGAAAGTTTCTTGCACCACTGTCGTTTTCAACGGGTGTGTCATCTAAATAGATAGACTTGTAGCCATTGGCTAAACCTTCAACTTCCCCTTCACTCATGCCATATTGTAAACGTGCATAAGTTTTAGATGCCGTTGTATCGTTAGCAACCTTTGGTTGTCTTTGGCTTTGACTACCGCCTTTTGCACCTTTAACTGTTTCAAGCATACTTTTCACCACGCAATAAAAAAGCGCTTTACGCGCTTATATTCTTCTTAAAATTATTTCTTACCACCACTGCCACCCCCACCTGTATAACCAGCATCAGCAGAACTAAAGGTATCAACTGCAAACTGACCTGCATTCACAATAAATCCTCCAACCTCGCGCTGACCATACAGAATTGGAATTGGATTACCTTGTGCGATTGTGGTGACTGCTCCACCAAAACCAAAGTTAGACTTATTCCCATCTTGGTTCTGGTCTTGTGCATTTGCTTTAGGGGTGAGCATTGAGGCAATACCACCTACAAACATTCCAACGCCAGCCCCAAATAATCCTGTAGATAGTGCACCCCATGCTGTCATGGATGCTCCTCCAGTTAAAAATGCTGATGCAATTAAAACAGCACCTAAAACCAGATTTAAAACACCACCATTACCTCCTGCCCCCATGACTTTTGGCACAATCTTGATAACTTTGGCACCAGTATCAAAATCGATCTGATCTTCACTGATGTTTTCATCATCTTGAAAAATGGCAAATGCTAAACCTTGTTCATGAGCATTCAGCATGAATTGTTCAAAGCCTGGTACTTGAACGGATAAGGCTTTGACTGCTTCACGGGTACTTTCAACAGCAAGCTTGAATTCCTTACCAAATTTCTTTCCCAATACGCCATAGAGTTTGATCGTTTTAAGCATCTTTGTGCCTCACTATTTTGACAACACGTTCTTGCCATTGTTGCCCAAAGATTTCACGCACGGACTTTCGACCATAAGGATGATGCAGTATTAAAGGTCCACCGAAACATGCAGTGCTTTCTTCTGTCTTTAATTGCCACTGATCACCCAACCAAATTACTGCGTGGTTCGGGTGCTCAGTACGTCCAACATTGCACACTAACATATCGCCATACTGCGGTTGGCTGACTTCATAAAATCCCGCTGCATCTAGGTTTTCTAAATAAAGCGATTTATGATTTTTATCACTCCACCAATTATCCAAACGCTCAAAATCAATGAGTTTAATATTTAACTCACGACGATAAAAATCACGAACAATTGAATAGCAGTCTTGGTAGCCATGATGATAGTCACGACCAATGAGTGGTGCTTTATAACCACAGGGTTCATAGACCTGAAACTCAACTTCAGGATATGCACAAATCACCCATGGCTTTTCATGAAGTTCAATTTGCAATAAGTCTAAATCAGATGCTCGTGCTGTCGCATTTGGATGTGAGTGAACATAGGCTTGAATTTCCCCTTGATCTTCAGCATTCGCCAAATCTTCATGGTGGATTTGAAATTGACCATGTTCAGCGACATTACGGCATGGAATGTACTCACCAGAAACAATCACCCCGCAAGATTCTGCGGGGTAAGATTGTTTAGCATGAGATAGAATCGCTGCTTTGAGTTTTTTATTTAATTTCATCTTTACACCATTGAAGATGCAGGGAATCCACCAAAATGAAGCTCATTCTCACGACAACGGCAACCTGATGTTCGATAGTTACATCGATCTAACGCTGGATTGTCTGTCGATTCATCTTTTTCGGTAAACATTGCTGCACCGATGTAGCCACATTCTTCACTTCGATATTCCCAGTTGCAGTAATTTGAGATTTGAAGCGTGGGAATCTTTAACCCTTCAAAATCCACTGGATTGGAAAGCTCAAACGTCACTTGCTGAGCATTTTCAGAAGTCTTTTGTTCAATAAACCAAATCTGCTCACGTTTCTCGCTTGAATTGGCAGTAGTATTGCCAGTGCTAAAATTTTCAGCATCCAGATATTTGGCTAAGGTGGTGATGACTTTAAGCTTTGCACCTGCAAAGTCGCCAAACTGTAAACAATATGCAGTGACTGCTCCCTGTATGCCATTAATATTGTTGGTCATACTTAAAGTAGGTGCGGAAGCCTTACCATCACTTCGCATTTCTAAACCACTGACTTCCAGTGCCATGGGTTCAAATGTTTGACCATCAAAGATGATGTTACGATGCCAAACTTTTTTATCACCAGTATCAGTAACCATCGGACCATCAGAACCAATCGAGCTATAAATCTTTTCCCAATCTTGGAATGAAATATGACCATGGAAACGTAAGATGCCAGCACCTAAAGCGTTGGCATCTAATTCAAATAAGGTAATTAAACCGTCTACATAAAGCTTCTGAAAATCACTGTTTAGCATCGTCATTCACCATAATATCGAGCTTTAAACCTTCACCATCATAAATAGCCTGGATGGATTGAATTGAAATCCCTGAACGATTCTGCATAGAAACAATATAGGGAATTAACCAACTGATAAATTGTGCTTCTTTTAATGAGATACGGCTTAAATCAGGCTCTTTATCCTTTTTTAAGCCGATTAATACATCATCTGTCGCCTTGTTATAATCAATCGATAGGTAATCTATTTTTGATCCAAACTCGTAAGCAGATGCATCAATTTTAGCCATGAGTGCTGCAGTAAAACTTGCTTCAATTCGTGTAAGTTGCTTTGACATTTTTAATATTCCTTCAAATAAAAAGCCCCAACGAGTGAGGCGTGAAGTTAAAAAATTTAAGGATAAAAAACTTGGGTGAATGTTGTTGAGATTTGCCACAGATTAGAGCCAAGATCAATTATTTGATAATCTCCAGCCTTCACACGAACTTGACCATCTTGTGGTGAATTCCAGAGAAATGAATCAGCACCTTTGTGATCATCAAGAAATTTTTTTATTTCAATAATCA